TTTAATGCTGGTCATAGACTGCTTGCTCTTTGGACCGTGGGGACTGATTGTGTGGGGTATTCAAATGATATGGATTCCATTCTGGGCAGCTGGTGTAGTCAACGGGCTTAGCCATTGGTGGGGATATCGCAACACAGATACCAAAGACACCAGCCGCAACATCATCCCTTGGGCTGTATGGATTGGTGGGGAAGAACTACACAACAATCATCATGCCGATGGTGCTAATGCCAAGTTCAGCCAGAAGTGGTATGAGTTTGATCTAGGTTGGATGTATATTTCGATACTGAGGTTCTTTAAGTTAGCCACAGTTAGATAAAGAAAAAGCAGCCCGGAGGCTGCTTTTCTTTTACCACTATTGTAATGCTCTATGAGCGTACTTTTATTTCTTCACGCCGCTATTAACAAAAGAATACATCTTTTCGGCGGTTTCTAGTACTTTATCTAGACCTGGAAACTCTGGCATTCCTACTGTAGTGATCAACTTGCCTGTCTTTTCATCTTTGGCAGTTGACATTTCCCAACCTTGGAATTTGGCATAGAAGTCATCTTGTACTAGGCTTTTTGCCATGCCCAAGATGTCTGTGCGGATTTCGTAGCCGTTCTTGTTGAATTTAACTTCTGGTGCTTTTGGTGTTTCGAATACGTTTGACATAATAATCTCCTGTGTGTAATGTCTGTATGTTAACAACTACTTCTTTTTCGCTGTTAACTTATTATATATGCTCTGTGAGCAAAAAGCAACTACTTCTTGAACTTGTTTGTTCGTTCTTGAATTAAGTTGACTATCTTATCACTGAGCACAACTTCGTAGTGGTTGTAGTCTACTTCCACTAATTCCATATCAGCATGATGTTTCTGGCTGTTTATGGTTACAACTCCGTCATTGGGTTCATGCATGAACGGACTTTGCCCTTTTACAGTAACCACATTGGTCCATGGATGCTGTATTTTAATCTTTCTTGCTTCTTTCATTGCCCAACTGCTAGGGCCAATATCACGCATCAGTCTAGAGAACGGTAGAAAGAACTGAGCGAACTCTGCTACTTCAGCACCACCATAGGGTGTGCTTAGTGTAACAGCACCTAGCACTTGTTTAGGTATAGCATTAGCTAGATGCAGACTATAGATGCCGCCTAGGCTGTGTGCCACGAAGAACACATCTTTGGTCTTGCCAATTTGCTCTTTGATAGCTGCTAGGTTATTTTCAAACCCATTGCGACTGTCATAGTTAACAGAAATTCCATCGCCAATTTTGCTTCGGATATAATTGAAACTTTCGCTGGTTGCACTGGCACCGTGGATATAAACCAAGTTCATAGTTTACTCCCAGGCTGATGGAGGAGGTATTTCGCAAGGACCTTCAGCTGGTTCTGTTCCGTAGTCTGCTGGAGTAATGATTTCCAAATATTCCATGTCCGGGCTGTAGTCGTACAAGTAATGTACAATTCCAGGACGCTGCTGTACGCAATCGCCAGCTTCAACTAAATGGATTTTATCTTCGTACATGAACTTGGCCCAACCCTTTAGCATGTAAACGATTTGGAATTCAGCTACGTGAATGTGCCAGCCTGTACCGCCCGAACCTTCCGGCGGTAAGTTGGCTTTAGTGATGTGTGCTAGAACACGGCCGTTAGTCGCATCTGCTACGCCTAGGTCTTTGTAAAGGAAAAAGTCGCGAAGTCCGCCACCTTTGAACTCTACTTCAGAACCCTTGACGTGTGAAAACTTTGTAGTCATCTATAAGACCCTCTCTCTGTGTGTATTTACACCTTGCGGTGCAATAATTTACTTAGTCATTAACTCTTTAGCTTCTTCGTATCGGCCCACGCGAGCCAATGCACATGCTGCTCTAGTTTGTCCAATTGATAGACAAATGTTGTACATAGTGTTTAAAAAGTTTTTCATAGATAACGTTCCTTTTGAGAATTGAATTGTTGGATGTAATTTTCCAATTGTGCGGCATCGGTAATGCCTTTGTCTGCTAGATATGCATCTAGGCTTGATTGATAACTGCTACCTGGAAACATTTCTGATAAACGTTCTAGGATAGACTGCATCTTTTCTGATAGATATTTCATTTATTTCCTCTGTAAGTGTGTGTAGCAACTGTTGTTCCTACTCAGTATTTACCATGAGAAGTGTTACAACTTGATTAAATAGAACAAACAGTGTATAATATCAAATGATACACAGAGGGTAAATACTACACTGGGAAGGCATATGAAACTACAAACAAGATCGATCCTACAGGAATTAAATGAACTAGCAGAAATCCGTAACAAGGATGCACTGTTTGAGAGTCGTGCCACTAACATCATCAATTCAGCTATTAATCTGCTAGAAACGTTGAAAAAACACTACACAGCAGAGCAGGCGGATGAGCTAGAACGTAGGCTGTTAAATGCCATACGTGGACAGGATCCTGCCAAATTCACACGGGGCATACGCAAGATCGCCGAATCCAAAAAAACCAAGAGACAGTTAAATGAATCAGAGTAAATTATTTGAAGGTGGGAATGTATTCAAGGGTGCAGACAAGCAGCCCCTGACACAGCGTATTGCCACCGCAGATGTAGAAAGCACAGTGGACTACATCGAAAAGATCACAGGTTTAGATTTTACCAAAGAGAAAGATCTAGACGACAAGAAGCCAGTGAAATGGCTGGGCACAACTGGACGCAAAGAAGATCCAGATGGCACATTTGAACGCAATAGTTCGGGCGATCTAGACCTCAGTGTGGATGCCAATGAAGTAGACAAAAGAATGTTTGCTGACAAATTGATATCACAGTTTGGCAAAGAGAACATCAAATTAAGCGGCGACAACGTGCATTGGAAGGTGCCTATCAACGGTGATTCTGCAAACGGGTTCGTACAAGCAGACTTCATGTTCTCCGCCAATCCCAAGTTTCAACAAGGAAGCATGATTGCCGGCGGTGGAGAGTATCGTGGTGAACACCGCCACATCATACTAAGTTCTATAGCCAGAGCCAAGAGCATGAAGTACAGTCCTAAGCATGGGATATTAAACCCACAAACAGACGAACTGTTGCCCAACGGCAACGATTGGAATCAAATAGCCAAAGAACTACTAGGCCAAACTGCCACAGTCAAAGACATTCGTTCAGTAGATGCCATCCTTAACTATATTAAAAAACTGCCCAACTATGAAGAACTAGTTGCAGGTGCCCGTGAAACCTTGGGTCGTCAGGGCATAGAACTGCCCAAGGCCAATCAAATAGAAAGCTATCAACCAGGAACTATAGGTTGGATGCGTCAAATCATAGAAATAGTAAAATGAGATTCTGGGAACTATTATTAGAAGATGAAGCTCCGCCTGCCAAGAAAGTTGGGCGTGAATTCAACCATCTTGAAGATCTTGTGTTCACAGAAACCAACGGTGCTCAACGTGCCATACAGCTCCTCAAAGACTTGGCCAAACCCGAAACCAGCATCACTATCAAATGGGACGGCAATCCCACTGTGTATTGGGGACGTGATGACGACGGCACATTCCGTATGGTGGGCAAGAACAACTGGGGACGTGAAGAAGGCAAAAGCTCTAGCCCAGACGACCTGAAATCGTTTATCATGAGTCGTGGCAAAGGTGAAGATTGGCGGCCCAAGTTTGCCAGCGACATGGCAGCACTGTGGCCCATATTTGAAGCTGCTACGCCCAAAGATTTCCGTGGTTATGTCTACGGAGACATCCTGTTCCACCCAGGCAAATCATACACAGGTGCAGATGGCAGGATCTCATTCACTCCCAATCAAACCACTTACTCAGTTATGGTCAACAGCGACACAGGTCGAGCACTGGCCAAGGCCAAAGTAGCTGTGGCAGCTCACAAGGTATTCAGTTATTTTGGAGACAAGAGCGGAGAAGATTTTGATAATCCAGAACTGTTTAATAACACTCCTGCACTTGAAGTATTCGGACTAACTAGTGTCAGTCATAGACCAGCTGTAGGTGCAGAGAATCTAGCTAAGATAGAAGCCTTGGCCAAGAATCAACCAAAGATCAACGGCCTACTGGCTCCTGTTGTAGGCATGGGCTACCTACAAACTGAAATATACACCTTTGTGAATACCCAGAGCAAGGCCAAACAGCTAGACAACATCAACACTGATGCGTTCATGCAGTTTCTTGCCAAGGCACCAGCCAAAGC